GTATTCTACCACCGTTTATCTATATCAACAAATCACTCGAGTGCTATTAATTGACACCAGCGGTGGCTATTTCACAGCGAGGTACGATCCAGTGTATGCCAAACAACTAACCATAAACAAAGGGGTAGACAATGTTCTACTATTTGAATTTATTAACCAGGACCAAAAGCCGGTAAACATCACAGGATCTAGCTTTGTGTTCAGATTGATGAATCAAACCGGCGATCGATTGATCCTGGAAAAGAACATGGACATACTCAGTGCTGCTACTGGGCGAGTCAAAGTAGTGCTCAACAGTGCTGACACTATTGACGTTGTTGCACAGCCCGGTAGCTACAGTATTCAGCGCACAGCAGGCAGCTATGTACAGTCGGCTTTTGTTGATGATAACTCTGGTGCCCGTGGCAACTGCGACATCGTGGATAGTGTGTTTCCACAGTTTATCCCCAGCCAAGAACTCACTATTCCTACCATTTACGGCAAGGCACAACAACTACAGCCTGGACCTACTAACTGGCCGGATTGGGCACTGCAACCCGAACCTGTGAACACTACTCAAAACACAGAATTCTACAGCAGCGAACTACCAACCAACGGTCAACAGCTTACCACCATTAGCATGGACTTGGATCACTATACAGGTACCATCAAGGCACAGGCAGCTCAGGATTATCTCAGCGTTTGGTATGATGTCACTGCCAGCTATGAGTTTTTCAATGAAACCAAACGCTGGCATTTAAATGTAGAAGGATTCCATCCACTGATTCGTTTGGCATTCAACAACAGTTTGGGTTTTGGTGCCACTGCTAATGCCACAGTTACAGACGGTGTTGTTACTGCCATCACTCTTACCAATGCTGGACAGGGCTACGTAGCACCTCCTAGATTGCAAATTTTGGGCAACGGTGCGGGCGCCGAAGCTACAACCACATTAGGTGATAACGATCAGGTAGCAGGTATAACCATTGTCAGCGGCGGTTCGGGTTACTTGCCACTACAGTATCAAGGCACAGTGGCCGCCACTGTTTTGATTGATAACGGAACTGTAACTAATCTCCAATATCGTTGATTGTCAGCAGCTGATCTGTTAAAATATACAGATGCTTGACATCCAAACTTATCTACCAGCAAAGCGTAAATCCAGCCCCAGTGGCTGGATCAGCTTCAATGCAGTGTGTTGTCAGCACAATGGGCAAAATCCAGATCGACGTCAACGAGGCGGACTCAAAGTCAATGATTCGGGTTGGAGCTATCACTGTTTCAACTGTGGCTATACAGCTAGCTTTATTATCGGACGTACTGTAACATTCAAAGCTCGCCGACTACTAACTTGGCTAGGCGTACCCGAGACTGAAATAGATGTGCTCAATCTCGAAAGCTTGAGACATCGCAGCATACACGGTATCATTGACGATCGCAAACGTGTGTCGGATGCTATACAAGGCATTGAATTCAAAGAAGGCGACGATTTGCCTCCGGGCTCGGAATTGATCACACCCGAAATGCCACTGTATTGGAAATACATTAGGGACAGACATGTACCCGAAGACTTCCCTATGCTGACAGCAATACGCAATGATGGCATTCATTGGGTGCGTCCGCATGTTACAGTACCATTTACCTACGATGGCAAAATGATAGGATGGACTGCTAGATTCCTGGACAACAAGCAGCCCAAGTATATCAATCACAGTCAGCCAGGTTATGTGTTTGGTGTAGACCAACAGCATGAATCTTGGCAGCATGTACTGGTAATGGAAGGCATATTTGATGCACTCAGTATTGGCGGCCTGGCAGTTATGCATAACACGGTGTCAGACGCACAGGCCAAACTGATTCGTAGCCTTGGCAGAGAAGTCACTGTGGTACCGGATCAAGATACTGCAGGCATAGAACTAATTGATCGGGCCATGGAATTGGGTTGGGCAGTGAGTATACCTAATTGGCAAGATTGCAAAGATGTCAATGACGCTGTGAAGAAGTATGGACGTCTAGGTACCATACTAAGTATCATGCAAGCTAGAGAAACAAGTCGTATCAAAATAGAATTAAGGAAGAAAAATCTTGTTAAAAGACTACGGAGTTGACGTACAAAGATTGTTTTTGGAAATGATGCTAGAGGACGCACAAAGTTATGTGCGTGTTCAGAACATTTACAATCCAGACAACTTTGAAAAAAGCCTGCGACCAGCAGCAAACTTCATTAAAGAACACAGCGCCAAATTCAACACACTACCGGACCGTACACAGATTGCTGCGGCTACTGGTGTTAAACTGCAACCTGTGCCAGAACTCAACGAAGGGCACTACAACTGGTTCTTAGAAGAGTTCGAAGGCTTTACCAAGCGTCAAGAACTAGAACGTGCTATCTTAAAGGCAGCAGACTTGTTGGAAAAAGGCGAGTTTGAGCCAGTAGAGAAACTGGTCAAAGATGCTGTGCAGATCAGTTTGACCAAAGACTTGGGTACTGACTTTTGGGCAGATCCTGAAGGCATGTTTACCAAGTACTTTGATGCAGGTGGACAAGTAAGCACAGGTTGGCCACAGGTTGATAGACTGTTGTACGGCGGGTTCAGCCGCGGCGAACTCAACATCTTTGCAGGTGGTTCAGGATCAGGTAAATCTCTCGTGATGATGAACATTGCACTGAACTGGGTGCAAATGGGCTTGCATGGGGTGTACATCAGCTTGGAACTGTCGGAAGAACTCACAGGCTTGCGTACAGCGGCTATGTTAACTGACATGAGCACCAAAGATATTCGCAAGGACAAGAGTACAGCAGCACTCAAAGTTAAAATGGTAGGCAAAAAGGCAGGTAGTTATCAAGTCAAAGCACTGCCAGCACAAAGCAATATTAACGATATTCGTGCGTTCTTAAAAGAGTATCAAATTAAAACAGGCCACAAAGTAGACTTCATGATGGTGGACTATTTGGACTTGTTGATGCCAGTTAGTGCCAAGGTTAGTCCCAATGATTTATTTGTCAAAGACAAGTATGTTTCAGAAGAACTTCGTAACTTGGCCAAAGAACTAGGCATCTTATTGGTAACAGCTTCGCAGTTGAATCGATCAGCAGTGGAAGAAATTGAATTTGATCACAGTCATATTTCAGGTGGTATCTCTAAAATCAACACAGCAGACAATGTGTTTGGTATCTTTACAAGTCGAGCAATGAAAGAGCGTGGCAAGTATCAAATTCAGTGTATGAAATCGCGTAGTTCAACAGGTGTAGGACAAAAGATTGATTTGGAATACAACATTGACACCATGCGTATCACCGACGCTGGCGGTGAAGAGCAAGACACATTCCGCGGTGGCCCTAAGCCCAGTGTCATGGATGCAATCAAAGCCAGAGCATCAGTAAAACCAGCAGACACAACCGAAAATCCCCCTGTATGGGAAAAACCACAAGGGGGAACACATGCTTGGGACAAACCCATGGCCCAACTCAATGATGGACCTAAAGTAACTGCTGATGTTCAAAGTGCAAAACTTAAACAGTTGCTGGGAAAAATTAAAACGCAATGAAAATTTTAACTTTGGGCGACAGTTGGACATATGGCACAGAATCTAGCGACCCTGCTACTATGTCGTGGCCCGCACAAATGTCTAAAAAATACAACGTAGAGGTTGTTAATCTTGCTAGGGCCGGTAGCAGTAACCAACGTGCGGTTAGAATAGGGGTAGAAGAACTCAGTAGAAACAGCAACTATGATTGGGTAATATTACCATTAGCTCCTGCGTCCCGCACCGAAGTACTTAACAAAGGAAAATGGCATCAAGTTTGGCCTAACGCAGGAACAACTGTTCTTGACAAGATTTACACTGACTTTTGGCATCCTTGGAACGACTTGCAAATGACCATGCACCTTTGCATACATTTTTTGTCTTTTGTTAACTTAGTTGGGCCTAAATTGCTGATCACAGGATTGTCGATGCAACCTGCAAAATACCAAGAGGAGCTGTCGTGGATAGTAGATTACAAAAATGATTGTAATTTTAGATCACTTGGAATGCCGTTAGATGAATTTAATATAGGTACAACGGACTTAGACAGGAAATTAAAGTCCTTAAAAAGTATGCATGATTTAATCATGCAACATCAACCTGAGTACCTCTATGACGTAGTAGAACACTATTTGAACACTTCTGAAGTACGTAAAAACTATGGTAAAGTAAGACGACTTCCGATGAGCCACCCTAACGACCAAGGATACGAAGCCTTGGCCGATTATTTTGCTTCAAAAATAAAAATTTAAGTTACCGAACCCTTGATCACCACATAACGCAGCACAATGGCTTCGCCTAGTGTACCAGCAGTTAAGTTTCTAACACTAATCACAGCACTGCCGCTGTTGCACACAGCATCGAGGTTGTAAGCAGCAGCAGTAGCTACACCACCCACAATGTTGAGTACCATGACATCACGATTGGCAATAGTGGAGTTGGTAAGAGTAAAACTCACGGTGGTATCTGCAGCCAAGTTTGTATTGGCCATGGTGATCTCTCCCGAGGGCTTATTAAGTGTAACACCGGTTGCTTTGTTACCGCCTTGTGTTTGAGTTCCACCGGCACCTACTCCATAGCCCACAGTGCCACCGTCAGTAAGGGCAACACCTCCAGAACCAGTTACAGTGATATTTCCCGGCACAGTAATTCCGGTGCTGGCAACAGTAGCACTCAGAGTTCTAACGTTACTGCCTATAGGTGCATTGTACAACTGTATTGCAGAACCTTGTGCAGTACCACTATAAGTTTCTGTGGCC